CTCACGCTCCCGTGATGAAATCGAATCACGAATGATCCAACAACATATTACTCTCAAATGAGTCTTAGGCGTAAGTCTGAGCTTTGCGATTAATATGGAAAGATGTAGACACTGAGTTTACTCAGCAAGTCTTTAGGGTGAACCCCGACTTTCTTTATCATTTCCTACTCCCGTCCACTAGCACCGCAAGGTGCGGTAGCTAACAGGCTATTAGAGCTCGGAAACGAGAAAATTCTGGTGTGTCACTACTTGTGATACATACTTGAGAAATCAAGGAAAATTCGATTACTTTCGTATATAAAAGTAAAAGAGGGTCCAGAGGACCTTTAATGGTAATGTTAGCCAACCGTAAGGAATGGCAACATTCTTAGGCCGCTAGGCCTGCCTGCAGTCCATCCCTCGGGATGGAAACTGAAGTGGAATAAACACAACGTAAATGCGAATAAATAATAAAAGTTATTTATCGCGCCTTACGCGGTCTAGTTCCTGGCATTCCAGTGTAAAAGCTGGAAGACGATGGTATGAGTTATTCCTTGGAATGATTCATATCCTCGTCGGTAAAGTGAGTAAGAGTTACTTTTCTGCGGTTTTACACTTTGTACGCCATTGTATTGTGATACGGAGAAAGCAAGGTATACCTGGCCTCTGTAAAAGGCTGAAAGCCTATAATGTTTTGCTGATGCAAGCATTAGCGGGCACTCCCCACAAAAGTTCGCAAGAACTAGGTGTGGCAGTCTCGCGTACAGGGGCTGGATATCCAAGATCAATTCCAGTACACCATAGAAGAAGGCTTGCTAAAGGGGATGAGGTAATCGTAAGATTATACTTATCCTTTTACTCATTATATAGAGTATTAGATTGGAAAGGAAAATTAAATCTGTCGACGATAACCAAGGGTCCTATCATCAGATACGATCCAAAGTTATTCGAGGAATTTAAAACTTTCTTACCAATCTTCTTTAGTAATGCGAAGCTATATGGTTTTGATTTTGGTTCTTACGCGAAGGATGACATGAAGAAATTTAAGTCAGAGTTCCGTTTGAATTACCTTCCTATTACTAAGTCTGGGCCCGGATCATCGGGAGGTGCAACCTCGATGTGGGCGATTCCATACCAAATTAATGCTTGGTTTCATCCGGATAATGCACGTTTATATAGTGCGTTGGAGGGATGGTGTATCCTGATGGATATAAAACATGTTTACGTATTTATGAACATGTTTAACCGAGTTTATGACATGTACCTTCATGTTATGAAGATAGCGCTGCCTTGGCAGAGATGCCTTGGTAAACTATCCATTAAGGAAGAGCCTGGTAAAGTAAGAGTATTTGCAATGGTAGATTATATCACGCAAGTGATACTGCATCCGTTGCATCGTCTGTTATTCAAATTTCTGTCAAGTATACCACAAGATGGTACATTTGATCAGGAGAAACCAGTAAGACGGTTAATCCAGAAACTTGAGACGCTCTGGGATAAGGTAAATCCCCCACTTCCAAAGAAAGTAGTTCCTAAACATCAAGTTCGGGAAGTACGGACAGTAAACGCAATAAAAGTTGGGACAACTCATATTGTGTTGGGAGCCTCTGTAAAGAGGTACGAGGAACTCGTAGTGGACAAAGAGGAAAACGAGAAGGTCGAACCCATTAAGCGAAAGTTTGATGGTTTCGATTTGGCTGCTCGTAAGGCTCAATTTGGTAAAATTTGGGCTGATGCGAAGATAGGTCGTACATATAGTTTCGATCTATCGGCAGCAACGGATAGGTTACCAATAAACTATCAGGCAGTCATTGTTCAGCAGTTACATCCAAAGCTAGGAGTAACTTGGAAGGAAATCCTAATTGGTCGAGATTATTATACTTCTCGGTCAATGAAAGATTTAGACCCAAACCTACCAGAAATGGTAAGGTATACTGTCGGGCAACCGATGGGAGCGTTAAGCTCTTGGGCAATGCTGGCCGTTACTCATCACGCCATCGTACAATGGGCGGCACATCGTGTAGGATCTACAGGATGGTTTGAGTATTATGCGGTATTGGGTGATGATGTCGTTATCGGAAACGATAAGGTCGCCGAAGAGTACTTGCGAATAATGCGAGCACTGGGGGTAGAAATATCCCTGGCGAAGACCTTGACTGGAAAGGATAGGTCGATGGAATTTGCTAAGCGTTTCTTCCTTCGTGGAAGGGACGTATCTCCTCTAAGTACTCTCGAGTACTTAGCGGGGCGAGAGAATATATCTGCTCTCGTCACCCTCGTAGCGAAAGCGCGAAGGTTGTGTGAAATCCGGCTTGCAGATGTCGTAAAGGCTGTTGGGTTTGGCTACCGAGTTTGCGGTTCCTTAGATGGAACGTTAGACAAACTTGGGTCACGTGCCCGGGGTCTGGTGCTTCAGTTCATGCGTCCTGGACAACCCGATGGGGTTACCACGATGCTGGACTGGTTATTACTGGATACAGTGAAAACTGCGAAGGTAGTGACCGAGGAAATAAAAGGTCGAATGGTGGAATCACTGGAAGCAGTGATTTTCAAATCCTTCGAGGATCAAGTCGAGAGTATGAGAAAGAAAATCCTTTCACCACCTCGTTCTAAAGTGCGAGGTAAGGTTGTGGAAGATCCGAACCGTGTAAATAGCGGTTCATTACTTGGGTCTCCTAGCACTCTTGACCACCCTTCGTTAGAGCGGTGTAGGGAGTTACTCGATAACCATGTAACTCTTCATATACTGACAGATGTTCTTGAAGCATTGGATCACGTCTGTGAAGACGTACGATCGCAAATAGCTTACTACAAAACCCGAGTAAAAGTTATCCCGAAAACTCCTTCGGAGAAACTGGATATGATTTTTGAAATAATGGACAAATTAGAGGAGCGGATAGCATCTGTTCCGGCTATACACTCTCTATGGACTAAACCCCAAGAGAAGGTAACTACTCAAAGTCGTAGTCTTCGACTTTGGGCTAGGATTCGAGCCATCATTCGACGATCAGTATCCACCGGAGAAGTAAGGACCGATTCTCGAGATACAAATAAGTAACTCTCACAGTCCCCTTCCAGGGGATAGTGGTTAAGGATTCGCACCCTTAACACATTACACTTTACACTCACACAAAGAACGGAATTCAAATTCCTGATGAAGGAATCACTGAAGTAACGTTACGATGTGTAAAATTATAGGCGTAACTGAGCGCG